CTACCTCAACATCAAGGTATTCGCCTGCAAAGGCCCGCTTTTTAAATTCATTAGTGTCCATCGCAATCCGCTGCGTAATTCGCGGACACTCGGAGATAACACTTGAGCCGTTATAAGGGATGTAAAGGTCATCAGGAAGGACTAAGCGGCTGACCATGCGGCCAAGCTGCTCGTCGTAGTAGACTTTTTTGAAAGTAGAGCCGCCGTAGCCCGTGTAAAAGAGAAGTTGGTCAAATTCCGGTGTGTATTCCTTCATCACCGTAGTGATCTGATAATTCATAAAGTCCTGCACACGAGAGGCTTGTTGGACTTTATCGAGTGTTTCTTTTCCTAGTGTCTGCGTTCTAACAGGGCCACCAGCGGGCATCAACTCTTTAAACGCTTGCGCTTGAAACTGCACAATGGCTTCGGTAAGCATGGGGTGAACTGCACCGGCAGCGCCCCGAAAAGGCTGTGTTCGATTTTCGATCTTAAGCCCCAACAGCTCTAATCCTTTAGAGTACATCTCTTCCCATTCGCCACGGGAAGTCTTGTCTGCTTCAAATAATGCCAAAAGGTCCGACGAAATAAGCCCTAACTCATTGTCTTCAATGACTTCCGCAAGATTGCTATGGAACTCTACCTCTTCCTCTTCTGGGTTGATTTCTACAACCGCGCCGCCGTCCTCTTCAAGGATGATTTCAATATCCGGCTCCAGCTCATCCTCCACCTCAATGATGTTGGTTACGGGAGCTAGATTCACAACCTTATCTATGGGCATATTAGTGTCCTATATGTATCTGCGGTCATTCTACACACGTTTATTTAAAGGGGTTATTTCGCGGGTGTTGGCTTTTTGTACGCCCCCGTCAGATACATCTCTTGAAAGCTTTGTCCCGACTTTTCCGCCGCTATTTGGTTGCGGATCATTTGCACTAGGGGCGAATCCTCACCTTGTTCCGCTATTTCTCTCTTTAACTGCTCTGCTAAGGTGCTCATCGTAGCCGTCCCTAAAATAAACTTCAGTATCATAGTAAGTTAAACGTGCATCAGACACATTCCCGTCAGCTATTGTATCCCTTACTACATTTCTGAACAAGTCTTCTGCCTTTTTGTAGCTTTCTGCGGCTTTTTGTGGGACAAAAGAGTCGTCAAATTCAGGTATGTACTGGAACCTAATCCCTGTCAATGCGCCTGTTTCAGCATCGCCTGTCCGAGTCTGCCGGTTAACTTTGTCTGCAAACCTAGCATCAGTTACATACGTGAACCCATCGACCCCGTAGGTTCTGAGTCTTTCGGCAACTGTAGCCATTTGAGTTGGCGTCATAGCTTGTTTAAAGAATATCTCTACGCCGGGTCGGCTTCCAGCGGTCCCGTCAGGAACCGCTCTTGACATAAACACTGCGTCTTGGTCGTATGCTTTACCTTGTTCTATCATGCGTTGACGTAATGGTTGTGGATCAAATTCTTGACGAACCACAAACTCGGCATTTAATGCTCTTTCTGTGTCGCCCATAAACGAGCCATAAGTGTTTGATAAGTTATAGCCCACTACCGAGGGATCTCCACGCACAACATCATCTAGTTCTGCGGCTATCTCTGCTTGCCCATAGTTGCTCATAGGCTGGTTTGGGCGCTCTCCTGCAATACCTAACTGATATCTCTGCAATGCCACAGGTGCTTGAGCCAGTTCCTCCTGCATGGTCTTACGCTCAACATCATAGGCTTCTTTTGCGTCTATTACCCGAAGGTCGTAGGCAGCTTCTGTTTCAGCTTTTCTTTTTGGAGGGGTCTTAAACCCTTTATTAATGCCTCGGCGCAATTCCCCTACTCTTGCTTGATCAGGGGCCCCTGCAAAGGACATCTCGTAATCTAAAGAACCGCCTTCACCACTCTTAGTGGTCCAACCGTTTTTTGCCCAGTTCTCTTTTTCTATAAACCACACTACTGCTTGGAGGTCGTCTGGTCCCAGATCACCTAAGTCAGGGGCAACTTCTTTTAGTGCTCCGCTTTTATTTAATTCGTTTGCCGCCCCTCGGAAGACCTGCTGACCAAAGCCGAACTCTTGGCCCACACGAGGGTTTTCTAATGTGGACCCTACTAGGTGAGAGCCTGTCACACCCTGTTCTGCAGAAGGAGGAATACGGGGGAGTCCCGCTAAATCACGCAATCTGCGAGCCGCCCATACATCTATCGTAGCTTCATTGGTCAGACCTATTAAATTGCCTGTGAAGTTAGGTGTCTTCGGTGACTTGCCTGCTTTTATATTTCTAAAAATGTCTAATAACGCGCCCATTGCGGCAGGACTGTTCGAGTTAAACATTGCCCCTGAGTCTTTAGTTATCAACGGGAACTCGCCCGCATTATGCATCTGAATTAAGGTTTTACCATCTATTCGCAAACCTTGATCCATGCGGCGCTCGAAGGCTTCAAGTTCTAGATCGTAGTCGCCTCGACTATACTTACGCATGATATCAATGGAGTTATTAAAGTTCTGTTCAACATTTGTCTGCGCGCTAGTTGCCCCAATCACGTCTGCAAACACGTCACCCATTCCACCAAACTCCGCCCGGAGTTGGTCACGCATAGTGCGATACCAATTGGCTTGAGCAATAATGTCTATTGCAGCTTGGTCGCCGTTCTTCGCCCGTTGGATAATGTTCTCAACGTCAGTGACCAAGCCAGTGGATAGCTGCTTCGACCACTCTTCAACAGTCACCCCTTCAGGGGGTTTTTGGAAAGCGTATGGGATTTTTTTAGCAAGTACTGTAGCGTTACCATTTTTAAACTTAGCCCCTGTTATCTCAACTGGAACCCACCCATCATCTACCGCATAATTTGTCTTGAAGTTTTCGCCAGCCAAACTGGCCGCCGCTCTAAGCTTCTTGTTTCTTCCCGCAGACCTGTTTAATGTCGCTTTTTCGGCTCTAGATAAGTTGCTTGTAGTCACAGGAATTGAATCCACTTCCTCAAGCATTTTAGCTGCTTCGCCAAGTTCGGGCGCAACTGTTGTAGGGGAAACACCTCCCGATACGTTTGCCACTTCTTCTGCCTCTTGAAGCATCTTGGCTGCTTCAGTCTGATCGGCAAGCCTAGTGACTGACTCAAGCCCCGTCTCAGTGGCTTCGCCACGTATGAGGTTGCCCGCAGAATCAAGCAAGTCTCCAAGTACTCCACCTACCTCTTTTGCAGTGCGCGATACAGCACCAGAATCTGCCAATGCTCTTACTGGTTTAGATGCCACATCACCAACACCGGGTGTCGTTCCCAATAGGCCCGCTGTACTGTATATAAGGGCATCCCCCCAACGACCTTCTCCCACCGCCTTTTTAGCCTCTGATACATCCCCTAGTTCACCTACAAGAGGTGTCCACTCCGCCGCCTCCATCTCAGCTTCAACTCGTCTCAAGGCCGTGGCCCTAGTAAGTGGGTCGGCGCTGTAGCCTCCGTGTAGGGCCATCAGCTCATCACGTAAATTATCCCGTAAGGACGGGTTGTAAGGCATCGCAGTAATTGTTTGTTCTTTAATTGGGTTGCCATATCTATCAGCAGGTGGCAACTCCGCACTGATGATTGGCTGTTGGAGCCTTTCCTGAAATGAAGGTAGGTTTAGGGCTTTAAGGTCCGCAGAGGCAGAACCGCCTTCCGCGAACCCTTCAGACTTTTTTACAGGGCCACCCCTAGCAAATACGAGTGCTCCTCCAGCTTGACCTAAGTTTCTTGAACCTACGCTATTCCAGTACTCGTCGTCATCTGGGGGTACATAGCCTCCATCACCTTCTTCGGTGTATTCCCCACCGCTATTGTTGCCACCGTATCCTGAGTAACTGCTCGTCCAACTAGTGTTTACCTTGTTTACACACATTTGCGTGGCCGCATCCCATGTTTGGTTCACGGTACATCCAGCCGCCTTTGCCGCTGCTGCATCTTCTACTGCTTTTGCCGCATCTGCTGCTGCTTGTGTCGCCGCCGCCGCTTGCCGTTCCTGTCCATCTTGTTGTCTCATCCGAGCAAAAAGCTGGGACCGAGACATTCCTCCGCCGTAACTGCCTGTATTTCCAAGCTGTCCTTTGTATCTGTCAAAGTTTACTTGATTACCGCCGGTAAGCTGTCGCAGGTCTTGTGCTGCACGGCCTTGAGTATACTTACCAAGCTGGGTTGAACCCATCAGCGTACGAGGACGGCTCGTTACTGAGGGAGGTGTCCAACTAAATCCTGATCCGGTGGCCGAGAGCAATTTAGCAGCAGGCGTGTAGTCAAAGCCTACCAGTTGATCGGTTCCCATAACGTCTTCAGTAACTGCGGTCCGTGCAGGCGTTTTTCTAAATGCTGCGTCAAGAGCAGGGGTGGTGGTAGTGGTAGTAACTCCATCAACGGTGGTTGTAACTGGCCCCGGATAGGTGTCTGTATTGTCGTCCAGTGGCTGGTATACCACTACTCCCGTGGCGCTGTCTTTACCTGTGCCGGTGTCGGTATCCACTCCGGGGAAAATAGCCACGCACTGTTTAGTAGTGTCGTCCCATAGCATTCCCGGTTGGCAGGTAGTCTCAACTATATCGTCTATACACCCACCAAAAACCGCATCGTAATGCTTGCCTGTGGGGCAGGTTGTGTCTGTGACGCACGCCAGCGCAATGGGGTCCCAGACTTTACCTGCGCCACAAGCATCATCCTTATCGCAGTCGCCCGTGACGGCGTTGCGCGTGTAGCCTGTGCCACAAGAAGTA